GTTTCTTCATAATTGTCGTTGTTGTCTGCCATTATAACTCCTGTACATCTTCTCCAGAAGCCATTTGTTTCTTCATAGCTTCTTTCTCTTTGGGTGTTAAAGCTGAGGAGGGGCCAACTTTCAATGTTCTCCAGTCCACTTCTGAACTAAAGTCCTCAATCGGCCCATTCCTCATCTTCTTACATTCAAATGTCATACAATTATCTCCTGTTTCCCAAGTTTCGAGAGCAAATGCAGCATCGGCCGCATCAAGTATTCCTTTACTGAACCTTGCTTCTCCTGTAGCGTCAACCTGATAAGGACTAACATATAAACATTTATGCTCTTGTGCATACTGTTTCAAAGTCTTACTGACTTCTATTTGCTCTGTCCAATCATATTGACCACCTTTACTTGGTATTGTCGATCTCCGTACTTGATTTATATAATCTACAATCACTACTCCAATATCCAAATAATTCATTCTGACCTCTACCTCTGCTTTAATCTTAGCTAAAGTAAGGGCAGGGTCATAAATTATATCCATTTGTCTATCTAATCGTAAGGGGAGTTTAATTAAAGTTTCTTGAAACTTATCATAATCACCATGAGTGTAGTAATCACTCAGTATTGAAGCACTTCCTTCATATCTTCCAGCGTTCCATTCTGCTAATCTCTTGAATTCTTCTTGAGTTAACATACGGTTTCTTAGTCGTTCTAAGGGAATTCCAGTCGCTATAGAAGCCATTCTTCTGAAGGTTTGATCTTTAGTCATTTCTATTGTAAAGAATAAAGAACTCTTATTACTTTCAAACTGATTTACTGCTATGTTTGCACACACCAGAGATTTACCACTACCCCTTCTACCTCCGATTAGGACTAAATCAGTCTTTGCGAAATGCATTTTTGCATCATATTCTGTATTCAGTCCTAATGGGACATAGTTTTGTAACTGTTCCGTTGTTTCTAACGGGTCTATCTTCTGCATACTTATTTCTTCCGAATCTACAATTTCAACTTTATTTCTCATTTCTGCACTAATATCTTCTAATGCAGTAATATGTTCCTCTGCGCTAGACATAGCCACAGAGTTATCCACATAGCCTTCGATCTCACTTAGGAGTTCGCCATGTGTATATTCGTTCTTTAAGTATTCTAATAGATGATGAGCCTCTGCGTCCACTTCTAAAGTTTCTATCGCAAATATCTTTTCTTTGATAGACTGGTCTCTTAGACTTAGTTTTAAGTCGTCAAAAGTTGGTAGAGACTTAAACTCCGAAAAGTGTTTTTCAACGGCTCGATGGATTGGTTGGTATTCTGAGGGTAAATAATGAGATTCAAGTTGTCCCCACACTTCCATATCATGTGTGCTAATAATCTTATGTATTAGTGCCGAACTTATATTCATTAATCTCCCAATTAAATAGATGTAAAAGAAAGCGTGGTCAAGTTACCTTAACCACGCCTCTTAGGGTGAAAAGACTTAGCTGGATGCTTTTTCTTTTCTTGCTGCACCGTCATAGTCGGCACAAGCTAGACCTCTTCTGGTCAACATAGTTTTCACACCTCTGACAGTTTTGCCAATTTCATCAGCAATCTGTTCAACTGTGTGTCCAGAGATGTCACCAAGCGCAGTTAAAGCGTCTACTTTAGAAGCAGCTGTGCTTTCTTTCTGCGAAGGGATTTTGTCTATCTCACCTGTTCTTAGGAAAGACAGAGCTTTACCTCTGATACTATTAACTGGTCTGTCAAGAGCAGAAGCTATATCTTCTACAAATGCTCCTTCAGACACCATCTGTAAGAAAGTTGCTTCTTCTGATTCAGAATATGTTCTGATAGAAGCAGGTTTCTCAGTTGGTTTTACGTGGTCAGTCAATTCCATAGAAAGGATTTTCCCTTGAATTGATTTCGCACTATATTTTCCGCCTTCAAATGCTGAGGCGATATCAGCGTATGTGTAACTTCCAGAGTTGTCTGTTACAAATGCTGATAATGTTGCTTCTTCCTGCTCAGAAAAAGTTCTAGTAGAAACTGAAGATGCGAGTTCAACCTCGAATCCCATTTTTCTTAATTTAGAACTAACTGATCTAGGAGAAGTTTCAAGCGATTCAGCTGCAGATGCAACTGTAGCTTGAGATACTGGGCTTTCGCCCCCAACGAAATCAGTTAACGACTGAGTTCGTTCTTCGGTCCACTTAGGTACTGCCATTTTTTTCTCCAATTAGCTGTTTTATATTTGTTACTATTCTTATTCCCTTTGATTCTGCTGACTTTGTTTTTGAACTAGCTATACCACTTTCATTTACTAAAATGGTTACATCGTTAGTCAAGGTATCTTTCATTCTGTAGCCGTGTTCTGTTAAGACTTTTTTGGCATCAGCCTTCGTGCGGTAAGACTTAAGTCTCCCCGTTATGCAAACTACTTCGTTTATATCTACTACTGGAACGCCTTCGAAAACATCAGCTTTCCATGTGAAAGGTAACCGACAATATCTGTTCTTGTATTCTTTATTATACCAACTACAGATATTAGTTGTGACTTTTGGACCTAACCCCGCTTCACTACATCTCTTCTCGCTGATTTCTTCGACATGGGAAATCTTATCGCATAATTTCTGAGAAGCTGTAGATCCAAAAAGTGGTATGGCAAAGGCAGGTAACAGTTCTTGTAGATTAGCGTTCTTACTTATTCCAATTTCATGTATTAACTTTTTCGCCATCTTTTCTGAACCTAGCCTTTCTTCTATAAATTCTTCGGTCAGCTCGTATATATCTTCGATACATACTAAATCTAATTTATTTATTGTTTTGGGTCCGAGACCCTTGATTTTTAGGGTTTTAGCGAAACCTTCTACGATTTTCGAATTCTTAGCTGGGCAACCTGAGTTGTTGCAAAAAAGTTGATCGTTTATCAACTCTAAAGATGTGCCACATGATGGGCATACATCTGGAATTTGTATCGCTTGTTTCATCTACTCCCTTTATTTATCAATTATTATATTATACATAATCTGACATCAAATGTCAAGAATTATTTTTCCGCAAGTCCTACAATTCTAGGAATAATTTCACCACTCCTAATAACCTCAACTTCACAGCCTATGTAAAGTCCGAGTTCTTCTATATATGACTTGTTGTGTAGAGTGGCTCTACTTACTGTAGCCTCTCCTATAACACAAGGCTCTAGAATTGCTACTGGTGAGACCACTCCACTTTTTCCTACTTGCCACTCTACGTCAAGTAATGTTGTAGTAACACCTTTCTTTTGTTCTTTTAATGCAAATGCTCCTCTCGGGTGGTGGCTTGTATATCCCAGTCTCCGAAAATTTTCGTTATCATTGAGACGCCAAACCGTACCATCGTGAGGAAATTCTGCCCAATCTGATTGCATAACAGTATTGAACCCCAGAGTATCGCTCAAAATTTCCATATCTCTATGAAAACTTAACGAAAGTTGAGGTTCAACACCGTAAGCAACAAAGCAGAGGTCACGAGTGAGGAATTCGTCTATGTCCTTCAGATTTAAACTACCTGCGGCATAATTTCTCGAATTCGGTACGGATTTGGGAGCAACTATCTCACCCGTGACTTGCGTAATATCGTGTCCAATAACTATGGTTTGTGGAATTAAATTGCTCTTTTTAAACTTATCCGTTATGTCAATTCCACACTTACCATCGCCTCTTGTTAAAACTCGTTCCAACTCCCCTTCTATATATAAAATACTGATTGCTGAGCCATCGAGTTTCGGTGTAACTATGACGTCCTCCGAAGCGAATGGACATTCGTCTCCTTGAAAAATCTTTTGAAGCGAGTACATGGGATAAGCGTGGGGAACTCTCCCCTCTCGAGTGCCAACCTGTTTAAAGTTTACTGCCCTTGCAAGAGCATCAAACTCGTCATCACTCATGCTTGGATTACCTGAGTAGTAATCAGCACTTGCTTTTTCCAATGTTCTTTCTAAGTAATTTTTCATTCTTATATTATAAAGGCTGAAGTTTGAAAAGTCAAGATTTATTTACTAGGTATCTGCGATTTAGCGTCAAGTATATAAATCATCTATAAGGTCTCTGAAGTAATTAAATACTTCAGCTTTATTTTCTGTTAGAGATAGTATTTCAACTAGTGCTGAAAACATTTCTCTACTATTTGATAAGCCTAATGGCATAGATATACCTTCTTTTGAAGGCTGCCATTCACCATGAAAGTCTAAGTAATACTTTCTAAAATGCAAGTATTCTTGCCCTCGAAATGTATTTACTACTAAGCGAATCTGTTCTTCGCCATTTTCTTTCTCATGGATTATTCTTGAATAAAATTCTGGTTCCTGAAATAAATCTACCATTTTACCCTCTCATTCCTTAAAATCTTAGATAAGGGTACTATAGAGGTTACATTCTTAGGTCTTAACAGGCGATAAGAATCCGTATCCCAGCACCATAAAAGAACTGTGTCTTTTGTTGCCCGAGCTCTGTTTTTCTTCTTTTGAATGTATGGGGTTGAAAAATCTAAAGTACATACATTGTACTTTAACTTTCTGGAGTTTGTACTCCTGTAGGTTATAACTGCATCACCGCACTCCGTTACAGCTTTAATAAATTCGTTGTTAGTCACGTGGGTTCCTTGTGTTTATTGTTAGTAGAAACCACGCTAGTAGATATGTCTGTGTTAAAAAATATGCTAAAAAATTAAAACACAAAAATGCAAGGGATAGCTCACTACCCCTTGCGTTTCAGGTGGATTTAACCGTTAACTGCGTTAATGACGCCTGCTAAATACTGTGCTGCTTTACCTGAAAGTCTGCCGATTATCTCGTCATCTACTTCCTGTCCAGCATCAGATATAGCCGCCTTCAACTCATTATGCATTGCCTCTTTAGAAACTCTACCTCCACCAGTAGAACCTCCATTAGAAGAACCACTTGATGGGTTCTTCTTAACATACACGCCTGCCCTAGTTAAAATCATTCTGACTCCATTTGGGCTCTCACCTAATTCGTCAGCTATGTCTTTTACTATCTCCATACTTGTTTCTGGAGTAGGGTCTTGTTCTGTGTAAAGGTCAATTGCTTGTTGTTTTGATTCGTCTGTCCAAGCCACTGCTCTTCTCCTTTTTTGTTTTTGTTGAAAATAAAATCTGTCTCCCATTCTTATATTATACAGATTACAAGAATAAAAGTCAAGAATTATTTTGAGTTAGGGTAGGATTGCATTGAACTTTAAGTCCTCTGCTCTCTCATCAGTCCACCTCTCACCACAGTCTTGACACGTCATAACTGGGGCGACAATAGCCACAGGTCTGTCATTATTCTCAAACTGAATAATGTCAGCTCGCTGATTTATGTTCAGACTCCCGCAACTTGGACAGTTCATCATTCTCCCTTTGTAACTCGTTAATTCTTATATACAGATTATAAATAGTCCTATTGAGGTCTCGTATAGTGTTCTCATAAGCATTTTTGGCTACGCCATGCTTATCATCTTCTGAAACGTGCGCTCTAGGTCTACTATCGTCCATTTTTATATTATACTAAATTCTTGACCAAAAGTCAAGAACAATTTTTGCGTAGGTTAGGCCTACCATTCCAGATTTTCTAAAAATTCAAGCTTCTCGTGAGCGTTAGCTGCTTTATCCATTTCAGAGTCTATTGCTGCTATAAGGTCTGGGTGTTCCCCAATTCCTACAGGGTTTAATAAATAGACTTTAATATTGGCTTTTGCTGCAGCCATTTCACCTTTATACTTTAATTTTAGTGCTTCTCTTAAATCACCGTTCATTTTTCATCTCCCAAAAGACTTTGTACAAAAGTCTTTACAAATTGATCCTGATTTATAAATATAATTATCAACGCTGGTGCCATTACAAATGAGAAGGCAAAGCATAGACTATAATATAACTTGGGCATTGCCACAGATATATTAGTAGGATCGATCTTCTTTGCTACTTCATAAGCTGGATACCAGATTGAAACCATACTAGTTAATGCTCCCGACACAGCAAAAACTATGTAAAAATATAATGCTTCCATGTGTACTTCCTTTAATCCTCAAAACTTACTCCATATTCCCTTAGATGTTCAAGGCTTCCCAAACTACTAGCCAATGCGTGAGCAGAAAAGCCTAAGCGTTTTCTACCTGTCCACCAACCGAGTTTAGCGTATTCATCACTATATGGTATAAGTTCATAGCACCAAATGCTATACATCTTACAACCATACTCCTTTTCGTAATCAAAAGTTCTAATTCCAGGTTTGGATTCTTGATACTCTTTAGTGTATTCTTTTTGTACTATGGCAGGCATATGATACCTAGCACTCCATACAATCTCTCCTTCCTCGAACTTTTCACGAATACAAGCATCGGGCAGCATTGCTTCGTGCGACTTTTCATCTCCTACAGGTCGTTGTGGTACTCCCACTCTATCAATAATACCTTTTACAAAGGCAGCCGACCTATAAATTCTTTGTGCTATTTCTGTAATATTATCTCCTTCGATATAATCTGAAATAACCTCTTTTATTTCTGCGTTTGAAGCAGGTTTACCTTTGTTTTGAGACTTTCTCTTTGCTACATAGGCTTCCTGTTCTTCAAATTCTTCTATAATACGATTTAATCGTGTCGTATTATAACTAATGTTTAACATATCGCAGGCTACTTTTTTAGTTATTCCTTCTTCTTCCAAAGCGTGAATAACCTTTTTTATATTAGTAGGAGTTAAATTTTCTCCTGCTCGTTTTCTAACTCCTCTTTTCACAACCCCTCCTAATCACTATCAAGTTGTAGTTGTGCCTGATACTCTCTAAACTCATCTTCCTCCTTAATTTTTTGTCCTAATAAAATGATGGCATAATGAATTATCTTTAATAAATCTCTATCATCAAAGCCATTCTTCTTTCCATATCTTTGTGCGTATTTCATTATGTTTCCAATGCAAAAGCCTACGCCATGCTCTGCATCAAATATAATCTCAGTTGATTGTATTTTTCCTTGTGCATAATGCTTCGAATAGGTACTATCTATGTAGTTCTTTACATCTTCTAATACCTTATCTTCATAAAATTCATAGTCCATTAAAAATATCCTTTTGGTAATCCATCGGGGTATATTATTTTTAAGTTCCCCGAAACGCTTATTCTTGTAACATTAGACTTAAATGGAGCAACCCAATGCTGTTGTTGTGCTGGAAATATACACATATCGCCAGTTTTAGGACTAATAAAATGTCCTATTGTTGCCCATTGTCTTTGTTTAGAATTTTCTCCATAATTAAACATTAACTGTCCTGGCTTTGCTGTTGTACCTTCGTGTTCTTCCATTTCAGTTTCTAACTGTTTTGGAACATCTACAAAGATAACAAAAGAAATATCTCCCCCATGAATATGAGGAGGATTAAAGTCGCCAGGCTTCATAAAGTTTACCCATAAACTTTGATAAACTAATTGGCAGGGTACATATTCAAAACCGTGATACATACAATGTGCTTGTCTATATCCTGTGAATATCTCACTCATTTCACTATAAAACCATTGTTCAAAAACTTCTGGATATTTATACTGATTTTTTAAATGCCCTGCCAACTGGTGATTCCAACTTCTTTCTGCCTGTCTACCGTCGCTTTCTAGTCTTTTGAGTATCCTCTTAGGACAAGAAGTCTTCATAATAAACGGACCCCAATTAAAATGCTGGTACTTCACTTGTTTCTGTCTCTTAGTTCTCTATATCTATCTTTGATAAGGTCTCTTAAATTATAATACCAATCTGTTTGTAATAGAACTGATATTATAAATATCCAAGCCATAAGAGCAAAGAAGTATTTAAAAACATAAAAAGGGAATAAAAATATTTCTGTCATTATTGATTCCCCAACCATTCGTATACGCACTCGTCATAAAGTTCTCTTGCGTTCCACATACTTCCATCAACATCTACTTCTTCTTCCCACCAATCATAATCGTCAGGAAGTTCTTCCATTTCAGTTTTGTCAAGAAATAGTTGTAATACATCATCATCTGCAAGTTCTTCATAAGAGGTATTTCCTTCATCATCTGACCAAGCAACTCCTATAAAGTTACGAAACTCATCTTCATAAGTCATTTTTAAATCTTGCTTTATAAACTTTGCGAAATGTCCTAGCATCTCTATTGGAGGCGACCACGCTGAATACCCCGAAAGAGTACTCTCGTCTGCATAATCTAAATTAACCCATTTGGCTCCTATGTTATCAATGTGCCAATTATAAGAGTCCTCTAACCAACCATCTTCATCTAAAGTTTTTTCAACATCAGACATAAAAGGTTGGTCATATGCTTCAACTAATTCTTTAATTTTATAAGAATCTTTTCCGTCCCACGACTGTACAGTTCTGTCTTGATACTTAAACACTTTATCTTCATCAACTTCTGAGGTTGATATGTCAAAATATACATGATTTGCCATTATATGTCCCCCTCGTCTCTTACTTCACTTCTGTGAATTTCAAAACCATTAGGGTATCTTTTCTCTAGTTTACTTATGTTTTCTTTCATTACTTCTTCTGGAGTGTATCCAAGAGCTAAGCAGCCCTGTACCCAATACCATAATACATCTCCTAGTTCTCTTTTAAGATGGAACTTTACATCTTCGTCAAAGTGTTTTCCTTGAAATACTATCTTTTTAATAATCTCTGAAAACTCACCTGACTCGGCTTGCATACCCATAGAGCAAGTTATTAACTGGCTCCATTCGGCATCTTTATAAGTATTTTGCAATCCGAATAATCTGTCTGCCATAACTTCAGTTCTTAAACTTTCATCTGAAGTTGTGCTTTTTACGAATTTACCGTAATCATCTATGTTTATCAATTTCTTTCTCCACTTTTCTTCTTATTTGTTCTTCTGTATACCAGATTCCTGAATAGATTTGTGTTTCTTTATTTGACCACTCTACAATCCATCTTGCATAGCCGTGAGGTCTATCCTTTAGTATTTTCGCATCACCATAGTTCTCTACTAATATTCTCATTGATA